GCGCACGGCGGATGAGCAGCGACGACCTCCTGCAGGAGCTTTTCACCCGCCAGTATTTCAACCCCACCGCCGCATTCCCCGCCATCCTTGACAACGCCATCGAAAAGGCATACGTTCAGGGGCACCGAACCGCCGCCGTGACCTTTGACCTGTGGACCCGCAAGGGGAGCCTGAAGGACTTCAAGCGTCATGATAACAATTCCTTGCCGGTCCCGTAGGAGACTTTCTGGAGGTGCCGGAGGGCGGCGAACTCAAGAGCGATAAGCCCACCGATGCCAAGCTTCCTACCCGTCAGATTAAGACGTTTGGCAAGCAGTTCACGCTTTCCCGTCAGGCGTTTATTAACGACGATATCGACCTGGTGACGCGCATCCCTGCCCAGTACGCCGCAGCGGCCCGGAGGACTATCAACACACAGTGCTATCGCACGCTTATGGAAAACGGCGTTATTTATGACGGCAAGCCGCTTTTCCATGCCGACCATAAAAACGTCCTGAAGACCGGTACCGGTATCACACAGGCGGCGGTTCAGGCTATGATCCTTGCCCTTTCCACCCAAAAGGATGAATTCGGCCAGCCCATCATCGTGCTTCCCGGAAAGATCATCGTTCCCGCCGGTTTGGATTTCGCTATTTATACGCTGTTCAGCAGCCCCACCATCCACACCGAGGGCAACACGCAGGCGGTCAACCCGCTTTACCAGTACCGCGATCTCCAGATCATTTCCGACCCCACCATTAACACGCTGGCCGGGGGCTTCGGCAATGTAATGCCCTGGTTCATGACCGCCAACACTGCGGACAGCGGATTCATCGAAGTGGATTACCTCAACGGGCAGGAAGTCCCCACCATCCGCCGGATGGAAACGCCCGGACAGTTGGGCTTCGTTTGGGACATTTACCTCGACTGGGGTATCAACGTCATGGATTTCCGGGGAGCCATTAAGAACCCCGGCATTCAGATCAACAACCCTCTGGGCCAGTAAGCGAAAGGAGAAACCGTCATGACCAAAGCGGAATATTTGCAGAGGGGTGAATCCCTCGATTACACCAACACTGGGGAAGACGTGATCCCCGACGGGGCGGTCGTTGCCGTAGGAAGCCGGATCGGCATCGCCGGGTGTCTGATTCCTCCTGGCAAGACCGGGAGCCTCCACATGATTGGCGTCTTTCAGATTGCAAAGACCGGGACCGCCGCCGTGGAAATGGGCCAGACCGTTTATTTTGACGGCACAGGCATCACGGATGCGGCAAACAACGGCGCAGAGAGCAGCCCCACCGCCTATATTGAGGCCGGTTATGCCGCCGCTCCCGCAGATGCAGGGGGCGAAAGCATCCTGGTGAAACTTCGTGGCTAAACTGGTCGCCCTTGTCCGCGTACAGATCGGCTTCCGGGAATACGTGCCGGGAGATATCCTGCCCGCAGACCACCCGGACGCCGCTGTCTGGGCGCAAAGCGGGACCGCCGTCTGGAAGCCGGACGACTATCAGCCGCCCGCATGGCCCAGAGCGAAAAGAGCGGCGGCACAGGCAGGGCTTCCCGGCCTCGCCATAGGCGGTGAAGCCGCAATGGAGAACCTTGTGGGGCGGATACCCGACACCCCGCAAAGGGAAAGGAGGCGAACCTTGTGGAGGTTTTGAGCTTCAAAGATATTTTACATCAGGACATCAAGCAGGTTTTCCTCAACCCGGAGGAATTCGGAGAGGAACACCTGGTGAACGGCAAATCCATGGTAATCTCGATTGACGATCTGGAAAACGTGGAGCGGGAAAAGAAGATGAAGTCCCACATGGACGGCATCCACACCCGTCAGGTGCTTTTCTACGTCGCCGCCGATGATTTCGGAACCTTGCCTATTGAGGGCGGTATGCTTACCCTGGACGGGCAGCGTTACACCGTGGTCGAGGCCACTGATGAGTGCGGGATGTACGCCATTACGGTCGAAGCCAATAGGAGCCATGCGAATAGGGTCCGTCCATGAAACAGCAATACAGCGTCCGCGACGGCATCCTGCGCATTGACTACGACGGCGAACTGCTTACAGCCGTAACCAGAGCGCTGGGCGACATGAAGAGCGAACGCTTCAAGGTTCTCAAAAACGCTATCAATACGACCTTGAAGCAGTACAGCCTCATTTTGGTGGAGAAAGCGCAGGAAGAGTATACCGCAAAGAAAGCGCCTCTCAAAAAAGCGATGTCCATGCGAAGGGCTTCGACCTCCAACCTGGAGGGCACAATCACCGTCAGGGGCGGGACCATGGAACTGCGGAACTTCAAGACAACGGCTCCAAAGAGCGGCGCAAAGGCGAAAATCCTCCAAAGCAGCAGCCTGAAAGCCATTCAGTCGCAGAGCGGCCACAAAGCGAAAGCATTTCTGGCCACCTTTGCCAGCGGCCACACCGCCATCGTCCAGCGGCAGGAAGGGCAGACATATACCAGGGGCGCAGCCAAGCGCCAGGAGAAATACGGCGCATACGCCGACATGACCCGGCTCAAAAAACTGCTTTCCATTTCGTTCCCCAAGATGATGGGAGGATCGGCAGTCATGGGCGAATTAGGCCCCGGTATTTATGAAACCCTGCTTGACAACGTAGAGAAGGAGCTGCAAAGGGTGATGAAAGCATGAACGCAAGGGAACTGCAGACGGCGCTGGTGCATGATTTAGAGGCGCTTTTTTCGGACAGGCGCTTCAAAACACCGCACCAGACCATGGAACCCCCGAAAGCATATAAGCAGAACGTCCCCATCCGGGACGCCCAGAGCGAAGAAGACCCATTCCCCTACATCATCGTCCGCCTTGACCACGGCGGCGTCGATTCGCAGACCGACCCCCACAAGGTAACGGTACTTTTGATTATCGGAATCTTTGACGATGGCACGGAAGACGAAAGAAACCCGCCGCCGCAGGATGAAGCGTGGGACAACCGGAACTACGGAACCACAGCCGTCATGGAGATGATCGAGCGCATACAAGAGCATTACGAAAAGCGCCCCGCTCTTGATAATGGGAAATTCTGCTTTGACGGCCCTTTTCATTGGGTGATGCAGGAGGAAACCAACAGTTATCCCTATTATATCGGCGCTTGTGATTTAACCTTCACCCTGGCCGCGCCCCGTAAGGAAAGGAGTAAATTTGTATGATAAAAAGGATGTATGTCGGCCCGACCCTTGACGGCATTGCCGCGCGGAATACGGTCTATGAGGAGCTGCCGGAGGCGCTGGAAGCGGCAATCGAAAGGCGGCCATGGATGTCTGGCCTCTGTATTTCGCTTTTGGGGCTTTCCAAAGCCCTCCGGCAGATCGATGCAAAGCAGGGCGGCGTCTACACCCTATACGCTAAGGCGGAATCCGAAAAGGCCGCTATTCTGAAAGGAGCGTAACCTATGGCATTTCAGCATGGCGTCCGTGTATCGGAACAGCCCACAAGTCTGCTGGCCCCTATCCTGGGAACCGCAGGGCTTCAGGTCGTTTTCGGTACTGCGCCCGTGAACCTGGCCGAAGATACCTACAGCGTGACCAATACACAGGGCTTCAGGTCGTTTACGGTACTGCGCCCGTGAACCTGGCCGAAGATCCCTACAGCGTGACCAATACCCCGGTCATTGCCTATTCATGGTCGGAAGCCGTTAAAAAGCTTGGCTACTCGGCGGACTATGCGAAATATACGCTTTGCCAGTCCATGTATGCCAGCTTCCAGCTTATCGGCGTCGCTCCGGTCGTTTTTGTGAACGTCCTTGACCCGAAGAAGCACAAGAAGAAAAACGAACCGCAGACCGTGCCTGTAGAGGATTTGGAAGCTGCGACGACCCTCGCGGGGGTTCTGTTAGATACCGTAACCGTTACTGTGCCCGGTACGGACGGCGCTGCAGAAACGCTTCTCAGCGTTGATACGGACTATATCATAGGGTTTGATGACGACGGCTATTTGATTATCACCCTGTCCGCTGGCGGGGCTGGGGCTGAAGCTACGGAAATCCTCGTGGCGTCTACATCGATCGACCCGGACGCCGTGGACGAGGATGACGTCATCGGCGTAAGCGCAACCGGCGGGGAAAAGGGCTTTGAGGTGCTGCGGCAGGTATATCCAAAGCTCGGCATGACCCCCGGCCTGATCCTTGCCCCCGGCTGGAGCCATATCCCCGATGTTGGAATTGTCATGGCCGCTAAGACGGAGGAAATCAACGGCTATTTCCGATGCGAGGGCTTCATCGACATTGACAGCACTGCTGACGGATGCACCGCCTACGACAAGGTCAAACAGGCGAAGGAGGCCGCAGGCTGCACCAACAAGCATATTATGCCGCTCTAGCCGTGCCTCGCGGTGGGTTCCAGCTGGTTCTGGTACAGCGCCATTATGGGCGCGCTGACCGCCTATGTTGACGCCAATAACGACGATGTGCCGAATCTTTCCCCTTCCAACAAGCTGATCGGCGTGACCGGCACAGTCCTGGCGGACGGAGAGACAGAGGTCATTTTAGACCAGCTGCAGGGCAACGCCGTGAACAGCTTCGGCGTCACCACCGCCATCAACGTCAATGGCTGGCGCACCTGGGGAAACCGTTCCGCTTGCTATCCGTCCAGCAGTGACCCGAAAGATATGTGGTTCTGCTGCCGCCGCTTCTTCAGCTGGTGGGGCAACAGCTTCATTTTGACCTATTTTCAGAAGGTAGATGATCCGGCGAACCCCCGCCTGATCGAAACGATCGTCGATACGGAAAATATTCGGGGGGCCGCCTATGTTTCGCAGGGCAAGTGCGCAAGGGCGGAAATTACGTTCAGCATGGACGAAAATCCGCTGACCGATCTGATTGACGGCAAACTGACATTCCATCAGTATCTTACGCCATATCCCCCGGCAGAGGATATCCACAACATTCTGGAGTTTGATCCCTATGCTCTGGAAGAGGCGCTGGCAAGCGCAAGCACTTGAGAAAGGAGGCGCTAACCAATGGCAATCGCAGGGATTCCGGAAGTCATTAACGATTTTAACCTGTATCTTTCCGGCAATAGGCTGGCAGGCATGACTGGTGAAGTCGCCCTCCCGGATTTTGAGGCTATGACGTCCACGACTTCCGGCAACGGGATTCTGGGCGAATATGAGGCTATCGTCCTCGGCCACTACGGCAGCATGGAGCAGGAGATCCCCTTCCGCTGCATCAACGAGGATTATTTCAAGATGGTCAGCCCCAGTACCGCTGTTGAGCTGATGCTCCGCGGCGCGATCCAGCAGTCCGAAAAAACAACGCAGAACGAAGCGGAAGTCGGGATGCGGGTTGTTTTCCGGGGCCGGTGCAAGAAAATTGCGATCGGCACGGTAAAGCAGCGGGAACAGATGAACAGTTCGATTACCCTTGAGCTGACGTATATCAAAGTCGAGATGGGCGGCAAGGAAAGGGTATGTCTTGATAAGTTAAACAGCGTTTTCCGGGTAAATGGCGTAGATCAGCTGGCAAAAATCCGGGCGCTCACCTAAACGAAGGAGGAAACAACCATGAACACCACTGAAAAACCACAATCGCCGTGCAGGAAGCGATTCAGGATGCCCCTGTCATCCGGGACGCCGCCGCCGTCGCCCCTGTCCCAGTCAGCGACGGCAAGCCCGGGGACGCTGCGGGGCCGGAGAGCTACGTCCGTTTTCACAGGCCTTATCTTTTCGAAGGCAACAGCTATGCCGGGATCGACCTCAAGGCGATTGAGGAATTGACCGCGAAAGACATGTGCGATGCGGAGAAGTACCTCAGCCGGATCGGCATTATTTCCCCGCTCCCAGAAATGACAATGGAATACATTGCTTTCGTTTCTAACCGGGCCACCGGGCAGCCCATTGAGTTTTTCATGGGCCTCCCGCCCAAGGACGCTACGAAAGTGAAGAATAAGGTAACGAGTTTTTCTACGGAGAGGATTAAGCCCGGACGACGGGGAACGGCTCCGTGAGATTTGTATATATCTGACGATGACCCTGCATTCGGACTATTGCAAATTTATGGAGATGCCCATCCCTGAGCTGCTTAAAACGGTGAAGGCGGCGCAGAAGGCGGTGAAGAAGATTGGCAAACGGAAACACAAGTAAAGAATACAAGCTCGCCATAAAAATCGCCGGAGCCGTCTCATCCTCTTTCAACAGCGCGGTCAGGGACGCCGGAACCAAGCTGACAAACCTGGGAAGCATTGCGCAAAGGGCGGCGGCAGTAGCAGCCGCCGCCTGGGGCGCATTAAAGCTGGGGGAATTCATCTCCAGCGCGGTCGGTACCTATCAGGAATTCGAACAGGCCATGGCAAACACTGCCGCCATCGCTGGGGCCACCGGGGAGCAGTACGATGCGCTGCAGGCGGCAGCGCTGGAGATGGGCAAGGCCACCAGCAAGAGCGCGAAGGAATGCGCGGACGCCCTCGGCTATATGAGCCTTGCGGGCTGGGATGTCAATACCTCCATCGCAAGCCTTGAGCCGGTACTCCGGCTTTCGGAAGCTACCGGCATGGATCTGGCCCGATGTTCCGACCTTGTGACTGACAGCATGAGCGCACTGGGCGTGGAAGCGAAAGACCTTGCCGGGTACCTTGACGTCGCGGCAATGGCGAACAACAAATCGAACCAGACCGCCGAAATGCTGATGGAAGCCTATATCGGCGTCGGCGGCACCATGAAAAACCTGAACGTCCCCATTCAGGAAAGCGCCGCCGCCCTTGGTGTTATGGCAAACCGGGGCATTAAAGGCTCGGAAGCCGGAACGGCGCTCAACGCGGTACTGACGAACCTGACCACCGGAACCGGGCAGGCCGGGACGATGATGAAAAAGCTCGGCATTTCCGCTTTCGACAGCAGCGGGAAATTTATCGGACTGGAAGAAACCATCCGCATGGTATCAGACGCCACCAAAGACATGACAGGGGAAGAGCGAAATGCCGCCCTTGCCGCCATTGGCGGGAAGCAGCATATCGACGCCCTGAATGACCTGATAGGCGGTCTGACGACTGTCACGGCGGACGGAGTTTCAGAGTGGCAGGCATTGTCTGACGCCCTTTACAATTCAGAGGGCGCAATGGCCAGCATGGCGGAAGCAGTAACCAACACCTGGGAAGGCGCCAACGCGCGGCTTGAATCCGCCATAGACGACTTAAAAATCAACCTGGTTTCTACCTTTGCCCCCTACGCCATCAGCGCTATAAACAGCGTTGCGGCGCATATCCCGGCTATTACGGAAGCCGTTACAGAAACAGCACAGTCGTTCATGGGCTGCGCTATCTCGGGAATTGCGGCGTTCAAGGACCGGGCGGTGCAGATTCTGGGAGATATTCGTCCCACGCTGGAAAGCATCGGAAGCACGGCGGCAGGGGCATTCACCTTCCTTGCAGGAAGCGCCGGAACGGCCCTGCAAAGTGTCGGGGAGGTAATCAGCAGCCACAGCGGCCTCTTTACGAAGCTGGGGCAGATCGCCCTGAATGTTGGCGGCATCATTTCCGATATTGGGGAACGGCTGAAACCGGTTATTTCCTACGCCGCAGGCTCGGCCCTCCCGCAAATAGCGGATGCCGTGCTGAACATCGTTGAAAAGCTGGCCGACCTTGCCCTCGCAGTCACGGAAAACAAGGCGCTTATGATCGCCCTGGTTTCGGCTTTTGCCGCTTTCAAGGGCATGAAGACTGTTTCCGCCATAGCGGACGGTTTCCTCGGCGCAGCAAAGAATATCGATATCCTGACGAAAAAGAGCAAGGGGCTTGACGCCCTCCAGCTTGCGCTGAACGGGAAGCTGAGCGGAACCGGAACCATTATCGGTGTGCTTACTGGGAAGATCGACGCCGCCAAGCTTGCGACAGGGCTATGGCAAAAAGCCGTCGGCAATGTAACCAGTGCCTTTACGAATATCAAGCAAGCGGCCTCCCTTGTCTTCACCAGCATAAAAGGTGGCATTGCTTCCATGGCGGAGCTCCTGAAAGGGGTGTTTGCCAGCATCAGCGGCTTCCTTGCGGCAAACCCCGCCGTGCTTATTATAGCGGCTATCGCCGCAGTAATCGCGGTGATTGTAACCCTATATAACAAGTGCGAATGGTTCCGGGACAAGGTAAACGCCATCCTTGAATTTTTGAAAGGAGCCATTCAGGCAGCATGGGAGAAGATCAAAGCCACACTTGCCCCGGTCGCTGATTTTTTCCAAAACAGCATCCTGCCGGGGATTCGGTCGGTATGGGATTCTATTTGCGGGGCGTTTCGCGCCGCGTGGGAGCTTATAAAAACGATTTGGGGCGCTGTAAAGCCCTGGTTCCTTGCCCTTTGGGGGGCGGTGAAAGCCATTTTCTCAGTCGCAGCGGCTGTGCTCGGTGGATTTTTCAAGGCAGCATGGGGCGCGGTGCAGCTGGTATGGGCGGCGGCTTCCCCCTGGTTCACTGTCCTGTGGGAACAGATTAAGGCAGTTTTCTCCGTAGCTGTCGCCGTTCTCGGCGGATTCTTTAGGACCGCGTGGGAAGTAATCAAGGCGGTATGGAATAATGCCACCGCATTTTTCCAAGCGGTTTTTGATACCATAGCTGGGATATTCTCGGCAGTGACAGCAGTCCTGCACGGCGACTTTTCCGGGGCATGGGAAGCGATCAAGGATGTTTTCAGCAGCTGTGGAAACTACTTCCAGACCTTATGGGATGGCGTCAGGAATATTTTCGGCGCTGTCGGCGATTGGTTCGGCGGTATCTTCGCCGCAGCCTGGGCTGGCGTTAAAAACGTAATAGCCGCAGGACTGAACGCCGTCCGGGGCAGCGTTTCCGGTTTCTTCGGTAAGCTGGACGGGTTGACTGGCGGTGCAGTTACCCGCATTGCGGAACTTTTCTCCGGCCTTTGGGACGGCGTCAAGGGACTTTGGAACGGTGCGGCCGCATGGTTTCGGGATACCGTGATCACGCCGCTTGTAAACTTTTTCAGCCCTATCCTTGAGATGATCGGCGGGATTTTCCAGGGGCTTTGGATCATTGTACAGGCAGTTTGGAGCATTGCAGCCGAATGGTTCCAAAACAGCGTGATTACCCCGATTATAAACTTCTTTGTTCCAATCGCTGCGACTGTAGGAGGATTTTTCTCCAGCCTTTGGAATGATATTCAGGGAATATGGGTAACCGTGTCCGGCTGGTTTGACAGCACAGTGATCCAGCCTGTTATCGCTTTCTTTTCGGCAGTCCCCGGAGCGGTAGTCGGTTTCTTTTCCAGCCTGTGGGCCAATATCCAAGCCGTCTGGACAATGGTTTCCGGCTGGTTTGATACTACGGTAATCCAGCCCCTGATCGGTTTTTTTGCGCCGATTGTTGAAAATATCGGCGGCTTCTTCTCCAGCCTTTGGAATAATATCTGCTCCATTTGGCAGGCTGCGGGAAGTTGGTTCTCGACAAACGTAGCAGCTCCCATCAACAACGCGTTTCAATCGGTCGGCAGCTTTGTGAAAGGGGTTTTCAACAATGTTATCGGCTTCGTTGAAAGAATGATCAACAGCGTTGTCAGCGGTATCAATAAATTCATTGGAGGCTTTAACGGCATTGTCGGAAAGGCGGCGTCCGTTGTCGGCGTTGGCTGGGACGGTATCGCATCGGTACCATCCGTATCCCTGCCCCGCCTTGCGAAGGGCGGTATTGTCAGCGCTCCGACTATTCTGGAAGCAGGTGAAGCCGGAACCGAAGCGATCATCCCGCTTGGGAAGCTATGGGGGCAGATGCGGGAGATGATCGGCAGCGTCCTGGGTGGAACGGCTGACCGGATCGCCGCGCTGGCGGACCAGCCGGCCCCCTATGACATAGACTGGCAGACGCCTTCCATTGCAGAGATTTTGGACAGCCTGGCTATGGATACCGATTCGGGATCGGAAGGGGGCGGGCTGCAGCCAATCAAGATCACTTATTCCCCGGTCTATCATTTTGAGGGTGAGGCCCCCAGCAAAGAGGAACTGATGGAAGCCGAAAAGATGTCGCAGGAAGAATTTAACCGCATGATGGCGCAGTATATGAAAGACCTTGAACGCACCAGATTTTAGAGAGGGGACGGCTATGAAAACCACAGTCACCATGATAGGGGATACCTGGGATACTATCGCCCTGCGCGTCTATGGAAACGTCCTGAGAGCGCAGGCGCTGATGGAAGCCCGGGAGAACCGCCCCCTTTTGGACTATCAGGTCTTTCCCGCCGGGGTTGTCGTATCAACGCCGGAAATCACGGAAGAAACGGCTTCTTATGAGGATTTACCGGAATGGAGGAAATAGCCTATGTTGCCGCGTCAGGCCGCCGTATCCCTGGTTTATAACGGGGCAAATGCTTCCGGGCAGATCGCGCCGTATCTAAACTCGTTTCAGTACAAGGATATGGCGTCAGGCTCAAGCGATAAGATCAGCATCCAGGTCAGCGACCGGGATCATAAGTGGATTGGAGCATGGTTCCCGGAAAAGGGCGACCTGCTCCAGCCCACGATCACAACACTCAACTGGTTAAAAGAGGGCAGGATTACACAATTTCCGTGCGGCATGTTCCGGGTGGACGATTTCAGTTTCCGGGGCGGACCGATCCGCCTGAGTATCGAAGCGCTTGCCGTTCCAGCGGATAAGAGCGGCTTTCAGGTCACGGAACGCACCGAAACCTATGAAAAAACCACCCTGCAGGAGATCGGACAGACGATTGCCGACCGGAACGGCATTGCACTGTATTTCGAAGCAGAAAATGTCACGATCGAAAAAGTGGAGCAGAGCAAACAAAGCGACTGTGCTTTTTTCAGGGAACAGGTCGAGAAATATGGGCTTGCCCTGAAAATCTACAATGACAAATTGGTTGTTTTCAGCGAGGCCGATTATGAGGCGAAAGATGCAAAGCTGATCCTGACCCCGGCGGATTTCGATCCCGGATGGAGCTGGAATACGAAAACGGCCGGCACTTATACCGGGGTAAAATATCAATACACCAACAGCGAGAAAAACAAAACCTTCACCGTGACCGCCGGAGCCGGTGAACGGATCCTGGAATGCAGCGATCCGGCGGATAACCTGCAGGAGGCGACTGCGGTTGCGCTGGCGGCAGTCAACAAGGCGAACCGAGGCACAACGACAATGAGTCTTTCCATGATGGCGCGGCCTGGACTGATCGCTTCCGATTGCGTGGAAATACGGGGGATGGAAAAACTTTCCAGGAAATACTATATAGACCAGCTTACACACAGCGTTGGCAGTGGCTATAAGATGGCGCTGGAGCTTCACCGTGTCGAGCCAGCCATTACGGAAGCAACGTCGGTTTCAAACACAGTCTCCCAACGGAAGAAGCGAGGGAAAAACAATGGCACAAAATGATCTTTTGAGGATTGGGAAGATATCCAGCTTTGACTATCCGAAGGGTACGGCTAAAGTCACCTATGAGGATAAGGATGACAGCACGACCGCGATGTTTTCTCTTCTTGCATGGGAATACTGGATGCCAAAGGAAGGCGACCAAGTGATCGTTGCGCACCTGTCAAGCGGCAGCAGCTCGGCGGTTATTTTAGGGCCGGTCTGGCATGACGATTTCCGTCCGCCGGAAGGCTTTGAAGGCTTGTACCGTAAGGAATACGGTAACGAGCCTGGGACAGCGTATGAACGTTACGACGCGAACGCGCAGGCGTACAGCCAGGAGGTGACCGGTACGGTTGATATCAGTGCGACCGACAGCTGGACGGTTAAGGTTGGCGCTTGTACAATTACGGCGGACAGCGGCGGCAGTATCCATATTCAGGCTCCCGCAGGGATTACAATCGATACCCCTGTTATGCGGGTGAGCGGCACGGTTATTTCCGGCGGCTAAACAAAGGGGGCAGCTTTGTGGCGATTGGACTTTGGGGGCTTGGCGTTATTTTTACTGTCAGCGACCGGAAGGAATTCACTTTTGCGGATATGAATCATACCGTCAATGCAAACTGGGCAAATCACAGCCGAATCGGAATGAAGGATCAGACGGAATACCTTCGGCCGGGCCTGCAGAAGCTGACCTTTACCATGACATTCGACGCAAACCGTGGCGTGAAACCGCGAAAGATGCTGGACAAATTAGAGCGGTTCACGGAACGTGGCGACGCCTATATCTTTGTAGTCGGCGGGAAACGGGTAGGCCGCCACAAGTGGCGGATTACCGATCTCAGCGAGGCATGGGAGGTCGTATATAATCGGGGCGAGCTGGCGCGTGCAAAGGTAAATGTAACCATGCAGGAGTATGTCTAGGGGAGGCCAGAGCGTATGGATTTATCGGATATTGAAATCTCATATCACTATGGGGACAGCGCAAAAGAAGAATACTGGGAGATCATCCGCAATGTCCAGACGCTTTTGACGACGCCGGTGGGGACATGCCCGCTTTACCGGGATTTCGGCCTGGATGTCGCCTATCTGGACTATCCGCTGGATTTGGCACAGGACCTTTTCCGGGTAGCGGCGATGGAAGCAGTGGAGCGTTGGGAACCAAGGGTGTATGTAACCGATGTGACATTCACGGCTGTTCCGGGCAGCGGCCAGCTCAAAGCAAAGGTGGTGTTAGCAGATGCCCGACAATTTGATGAAATCGGTTTTTGACCTGCCTGATGTATCGTTCATTGGTTGGGATACCCTGGATGATATGATGCAGCGGCTGGTCGGCAACTACGAAAAGAAATATAAAGAGGTGACCGGAAAGACAGTCAGCCTTGGCGCGGCGGATCCGGCAAGGATCCAGCTATACGCGATAGCCCTCGACCTTTACCAGCTAGAGCAGTATGTCGACAGAGCGGGGAAGCAAGACCTCTTGAAATACAGCTATCAGGGGTTTCTTGATCATTTGGCGGCAAACCGGGGCGTGACCCGTCAGCAGCCGGGCGCAGCACGGACAACGATCCGCTTCACGCTTTCAAAGCCCCGCGATTATGCAATCGGGATCCCAGCGGGCACAAGAGTTACAAACGGCAATGGTGTTTATTTCCTGACCGAAAAATACGAAGAGGTCCCGGCGGGTGCATCGTTTGCTGACGCGGAAGCAGTATGCACGGAACAGGGGATCGCAGGAAACCATTTTCTGAAGGGGCAGATCAATATTTTGGTGGACCCGCTGCCTTATGTGGAAAGCATTGAGAATATCACGATCACGGAGGGCGGCACAGGCCTTGAGGACGATAACAGCCTTGCGGAAAGGACCTATCTTGCGCCCTCCGGTTACAGTACCGCAGGGCCGGACGATGCTTATACATTCTGGACAAAAACTTATAATACGGATATCTGTTCGGTACGCCCGGTCATGGTTAAGCCCGGCTGTGTGGCGGTCTACATACTGATGCAGGGGGGCGTATTGCCGGGGCAGGAAATCATAAACGGGTTGGAAGAATTTTTACGCGTCAGAAAAATCCGCCCAATGACCGATTTCGTAAGCGCAGCGGCTCCCGACGTCAAATATTTTGATTTGAATCTGACTTACTACATCAGCCGTTCTAATCTGGCGTCGGCTTCTGCGATCCAGGCCCGTGTGGATGCGGCGGTGCAGTCCTTTCTTTCATGGCAGACAACTGAAATCGGGCGGGATATAAACCCGACGGAGCTTATCAGCAGGATACGGGAAGCGGGCGCAAAACGCGTGGAGATCAAGGCCCCTGCTTTTGAAAAAGTGCATGAAACCCAGGTCGCCCAGCTGCGGGATATCTGCACGGTGTATGGAGGCCTGGAGGATGACTGAGCTTCGAAACGGCCAGATAACCGATCTGTTAAGCAACAGTATGCGGTATAATCCGGAGACAATCGCTATAGGTTATGCTATTTTGCAGGAAAAACGGCGTATCATGGCATTTGCTGACCGGACACGGCTCATGTCAGCAATAGACGAACTTGACGAAACGATTTTGGATTATCTTGCTGTAGAGCTGCGCACACCCGCCTACAATGATGCTTTCCCGCTGGATACAAAGCGGGAGCTTATTCGGGGGACGCTTCCGTTTTATGCGCAGTTGGGCACGGTGGCCGCAGTCGAGTGGATCATGCGCACATTGGTTGGAAATGGGACAGTAGAAGAGTGGTTCGAGTATGGCGGGGAACCCTATTGCTTTCGAGTGCATATGGATTTAACTGGCCAGATGGCGACACTGGAAATGGTTGAACAGGTCATGCGCGGAATCCTGAAATGCAAAAATCTTCGCTCATGCCTGGATGATATCTGCTACACGATCAACCTTCCACCCGCAACGCTCTATGTCGGCGGTGCAGTCGGTACTCTCACCGAATTCGGAACCCCGGAGCAGCCTAATACCTACGATTTTCGGCATCATCTTTACATTGGCGGCAACACTGCCATACAGGCGGAGTCGAATATTCCGGAGAAGCCGGACAGGCCACAGTTTGCGGCGGCGGTTCAGGTTGGAGGGAAAACCGGGATTCATTCCGTGCTGGCCCTGCCAGAGGATACCGAACCGCCGCCTTCCTTTAGCATTTTGCGGACAGGCGGCGTCTGCACTATCATATCAAACTTATCCGGGGAGGAATGATCTATTATGGACTATGCCTATAAGCCCACCACGCACGGAAGGGCTGCAATAGCGGCGTGCCTCGCGCAGGAAAAACCGTTGAAAATCATTCGTGTGGCGTTTGGAAGCGGCAAGGTGGACGAAGATACCAACCTTGCGGATGTTCACGAACTGCTTACATATGTTTCGGATGGCGAGATTTGCGGGCGCAGACACGAAGACGATCGATTTTTTTTCACGATTCAATACTCAAATGTAAAGCACAAGGATGTTAAAACATTCTATTTGTCAGAATTTATGGTATTCGCAGAGAATCCAGAGACTGGCGAAGAGGTAGACATGCTCTATGGGACGTTGGGTGACTACAGCCAGCCTGTTCCGGCACATAACCCAATGTATCCGCCCAGCACGTTTAATTTCCCACTGACACTCATCATTTCGGATGAAATCAATGTGTCTGTTGCTGCGCCTGCCGGGCTTGTCACCTATCAGGATTTGGGGATTCTGATTGACGCGCTTGGAACCCGTCAGCTTCCCATT